CGGGGAAATATGTTTTACCAGCAAAGCGTATTTCTCTGCGTACGATATGTTCTTGTTTGATGTTAAAGCCAGGTTTCATAATTGTGTCAACCTCTTGTTGTATAGTGAAGCCCCCTTTCAGGGGCTTATTTATTAGTTAGTAATACTATTCCAGAAAAAGCCTAAATCACCGGCTACGAGTTTTTGGTCAAAGGCCATATTGATTTCGATACGGTCAGACTCAAGACTCTCCATGCGGAACCGTTTGATACGACTGCCCATAGCGCCTGCGCCTAAATAACCATTCCAGCTGAAGGTATATCCGGCTGAAGGGGTCATGATACCAGGTGTAGGGGCTGCGTAGGTTAATAATGCATTGTTACCACTAATAAACCCATGCACTGCTGCTGCACCTTCGTTGGCTGTATTCGAAATCGCATCAGAAACAACGATGTTGGGAATCTTAAAAAGCGAAGAAAGCGCTGAAGTATCCACGATCGCAGGGCCGCCCATAGTCTGGCCATATTTAATACGATCAACAATATCAGGGTGATCTTCTAGCGCGTCCAGCACCGCACGACCTAATACCAAAGTATTGGGCATCATGCCTGTATCCGCAAGGATGGCGCTTTTAGCTGCACGGATGTTCTCAATCGGCGTACTTGAATCGAGGTTCCAAAACACTGCATTGGTTGCGTCATTAAGTGTCAGATGACCTGCACGTTCTTGCCCCCAAATGCCTGTACCGAAATATTTACCCATCCAGTTGGTCTCACGCTTGATCAACGCTTTTTGCGTTACCAGAGCAGTGGCTTCACGGTCGGGTGCAAGCACACTGTCTGCCGCTGCGCGTCGCTGATCAGGGATATCATGGTGGAAACCATATACCCTGGCAAAATACGGATCATCCGCAGACAACCGGTATGAACCACCAGCTGACTCAGTACCAGGTGCCCGCTCACGCATTTCATCGCGATTAAAATACCCACGGTCATACATGTAATAAAGATCAGATTGCTTTGTGACAGGGATGTTTGGGAACACTCTGTCTGCGATAAAGGCGGTTGCCTCCTGCATATACGCAATCGATATATTGGTTAAAGGCGCGTTTACATGAACGTCGCCATTGGTTGGTTGTGCCATTTTAAACTACTCCTTGTTTATAGTTCGTTAACGCCAGATGGGATAAATTCAATAACATCCCCACTTACGCCAGCTTGTAATGCGATACCAATTACGTCATCGCCCGCCGCTGCGGTAAGCAATGCGACGCCTGCGGCCCCTGGGGTTAGATGCGCCCCTTGTGTGACGACACCACCCAGTCTGACTTTCAATATAGAGGAGGAAAAAAGTCCTACCCGCGCGATATGATCCAAACTGGTTGTGTCGTTCTGCCCAGGTCTGTCAAGTAAAATGCCAATAGCCTTTTCACCTGCGCCGCCTAGCGCGATACGTCCGTCTGTGTCAAGTTGCACCACACTGTACTGGGTGTTTTGCAGCCCTGCCACCGCAGGCAGACTTATTGATCGGATTCCTTCTTCGATAGCCATGATTCCTATTCCTTATGAATTAACTGTTGCGTTGTAAAGTTCGACACCTTCAGCGGTTTCAACAACTTCTGAGAATGCCTTAGCGAAAGTTACATTATTCTTTTCGGCGTATGTTTTAGCCAGAGCATCAAGTTTTTCAGTGGCGTTAAGCGCCTCACCTTCAGACGTGCCTACCGTTTGAAATGCCTTCGCGAGAGATGCATTCGCTGCGAGTAATGCCGCATGCGCATTTTTCTTAATCTCTACGTCACTGATTGACTCAACTGCTTTCAACAAAGCAACTTGAGTTTCGAGTTCACCGGGTAGGTTTCCAAGAGTTTCTTTAGCCTGCTTTTCCAACTCTTGCATTTCACCTTTTTCGATCTGCGCGTCCAAACGACTTTCCAACGCATCTGCGCGTTTAATTGCACTAACCATTTGGCTATCATCGGATTTCTTGAATTCAGTGCCATCCGTAGCAGTATACACAACCGGATCAGCCGCTTTCAACATGTCAATTTCGGCATCCTTTGCAGTGGAAGATTTATCCATAAACACACTTTGTAGTGCTTCATCCAGAGTTGATACGTGTGCTTTTTGGGCATCAGTTAGACTCGCTAAAACTTTTGTCTTTGCAAGCTCCATTGTTAAATCCTCAATTTTCTTCTCGAAATCCGAGGTGCTACTCTTTGTATCCATTTGTGTTGCTCCTTTCGCAGTGCTAGAGTGCCCTGGATCCCCAGGGTTGATGTCGGGTAGTTCCGTGCCGTAAACTTTTTCCATTACCTCATCCATAGTCGCATCGATCTCGTGCGTGTGTCCATACGCCGCGCCTACAGATATTGTCCCGTCGTCGTTTGTGACGTAAACATGTGTGTGTTCATGTGTATAAGTAAGCGTTCCCGCTTTATCTTCATAAGTCTCTAGTTCCCCCGACATAGGGTCTTCAAACTCATGTAGGAACAAACCGTGCTGGTGACCTTCCACCTCAGTAGACAACACCCCTTTCTGGTGCTTTTCGATATCAGACTCATCCATTTTAAAAAGTGTGACTTCCGCGCCTTCATGCGCCGGTTTAGTCACGCCGGACAGTTCTTTGACTATCATGCGTTTTGCTTTCTGTTTGTTCTTCTTACCATCATTCCGTGCCATGTTCTAACCCTCCATATTTTCGAATTCGGCAGACCCGCCTATGGAAAAACCTGTATATTCACCACTGGTGAACTTAGCAAGCACCTTTTCGTCGTTCACATATACCCCTGTGATGATACCTGTTTGGTGGTTTTTTTCGAAGCCTAGTGACTCCATGATATCGCCAAATGCAGGAAAAGCGAATACAACAGAGCCGACTTGATCGCCTTTGTGCATAGCTTTATGTGTGCGAGCGTTGAGCATGAAGCCCACCCAGCCATCGGTTTCATCGCCTAGTGTGACTTCTTCACTGAAATGCTGATTGTCGAGGTCGTAATAGTCTTCGCCACCCTTCGTACAGACTTGCGCCCATCCGAATACGAGTTTTTTCTCGGTATCCACTTTACATATTTTTGACTGATTCTTAAATTTCATTCGAAAAATCCTTTTTTCAATGATTTATAATAACATAACTAAGCCACAAATGTTGTTACTACCCTGCACCTGCATTGCGCGGTCTCCGATAAGGGCGCGCTACGGTCTCCTGGGTACATTAATGTGTTTCCTGCATCGGATATAAAAGGGTCGTTATACCCTCGTCTTTGGTCATGCATACCATCATGGGACTCTCGCACCCTGCTTCTAGCGGTCAGCCAGTCTCTATTTAACTCATCAGGGTCAAGTGTGCCTGATTCGATAGCCTGGTTATAGGCTAATCGTGAGCCTTCATGCGCTGCCCTGAGTGCTTCGGTACGTGCGATTACTTCAGAGCGGTACTTTACATACCTTGTCCTATACCGGTCAACCATGCGGTTGATCTGTTTCTGTGTTAGTGGTTCACCTTCTACAGCTCTGAGTACAACCCCATCTGATCTCTTATCCCGTAACCGCCTGGTTAATGCTGCGGAATCCCCATTCTCCAATAACCTTCTGTAATTCGCCACTGCTTGGTTCTGCTTCCGTGTTAGACCTAAATTCTCAGTCATATCACGCGCGATATCACGAGGGTTAGAGCCTACCCTGACCCCCTCGACCAATACATCTTGCAACACTTCCCGTGTGGTATTGTTGATCTGTGTCACCATAGCCAGTCGATCAGCTTGGAGGGACAAAACCGCTCGCATGTTCACTCGGTCGAAGCCAATCTCTAGCGTTTTTGCATTGCCAATAGCTCCTGTTATTGCCTGTGCAGATGTAATTGTACCTTCAACAATGTCATCAACTAAAGGATTGATTGTGTTTTCAAGCAATTGGAATGCTTCTTGGTTACGGCCTACTTCGAGAAGTGCTGTAACGGAATCAACAACATTTTGTGTATTTGCTTGAGAGACGAGGGTTAAAAAGCGTGCCTGTAATGACTTATCCAATGTAGTTATAAGTTTTTCAAGCACGCTTTTGTCTGTAAAATCTGAGACCTTTAAAAAATCTGGCATACGTATAACGCTCCCGCTGGGTCTCGTTCAACACCGTTTTCAGCTATCTTACCTGGCTCCCCTTCTATCTCGACCCTATCACCAGGGGCGGGGATAATATGCCCAGGTAGGCTCGCACCCAATATTGACACCATCCTCACAGTACCTTCGACTAGGTTGTTGTTCCGGTTATACACTTTTTTAGTCTCAGTGAACCCACGACCGTTATGCACGACCGTAGTGGTCAACACTCTGGTTGAGTCAAGCGGGTCGGGGGCAATAGTGACTTTAGTTAATGTGACAGGCAAAAGCAGTGGCCCCAATGCGTTGTTGATCTGCTGTGCGAGTTTAACCCCAAAAATGTCAGGTAGATGTGCCATTATCGAAATATCTCATTCGGGTTTGTATCTAAAAAGGTGCTCTCTGTGCCGGTGCCTGATGTAAATGGCCCAAGAACGCCCAATGCCGCTGATGATAACGCCGCACCCCCTGCACCACTCGCTAAAAATAAGGCGATGCATTCATGCACAATCGTTGGAAATCGAGTTCCTGTTTCGTGTCGGAAGTATTCTATCCTCGCTGATCCCGCTTTTAATGACTTAATATTGGTACCTGTGGCGTCGTCGTTGTCCAACACCTCTATATCGTTGAGCAGTACCAAAGCTAATTCAGCCATGGCTTTAATTATGATCTGTAATGTGGTGGCCTCAGGTATCAGCATGCCATCCCTGTCTAATAGGAATGACCGTGGGAACTGCAGCACTTGAGTGGGTTGTATTTTTGAACCATTCCAATGCTGCCTTTCCAAGAACCGTGTGGCTTCCAGTATAGCCGCATTGCGTTGATCTACGGTGAATGCTAACCACGCATCATTCCTCAGGGACGCAGCAAAGTACATATCTACAACCTCACGAGTCGCGTAAGCGTTTATCCCTTGGTTGATAACGGACGACAGGACAGTAGTTAACGTCGTTGCGCCGCCTATCGAGGTGGTTGATACAGTAGCGAAGCTTTGGGTATTGAATAGCAGCGTTGACGCACCCCATGTGATGTTCCCTGGGTCTATTGTCATAAACTGTATGGACTGAACCGCTGTGGCGCCCCCTGTCGTGATAGTTCCTATCGAAGAAAACAACGATGGGGGTATGAAATTACGTACCACCTTAAAAGGGGGACGCTGTGGTGCGCGCCATATCGCTCTAGGGGGGTTAACTTGCCGTTGGATACGCATGACCTATGTCATATTCCAGATTGAACCACCAGGTAGGATCGCAGGAGAAATACCCACCGCTAACGGCAACGCGCCAACTAATGTTGTACTGAAATGCATTACGCCTGGCCCTGTTAACGCTGAACCCAGTGAAGCGTGCGTTATGATATCATTGCCTGTTAAACCGGTAGGGGCTGCAAAGATAATACTCATCAGGTTATCCGCAAATGCAGGATCGCCAGGGGTGACTTGCCAAACTGTCGATGTGCGAGCCAAAGCAAGCCGCGCATACCCTACATAATCCGCTTCGGAACTCTCCTGGTCACCCGTGCCTGTTGGATCACCAAAATGCAGTGCAAGGTACAAGTTACCAGGCACCGCGCTGGGCAGCACGCCTGCCGGATCACCGACATTAACATGTGCGGTATTTTGAAAGTAATGTCGTAATGCGTTTTCCGAAAATAAGTTTGAAGCGCTCATGTCGTTGTCCTTTATCTGCCAAATGATGAGTAGATCAGATACCCACTCAGGGTTATCGGGGTTATCGGGGCTTCCTCAAGCCTCAATATGAGCCAAGAGAATTTAGTGTTCTCGTTGCGGATATCCCCTAAATACTCACGGCCTATGGAGGGTTGTTGTGTGTCCCATACTACAGTGCGCTCTAATCGAGTGCTGACTTGGGGGTTCAGCGCATTCCTTATCCCAAACATGTTAGATATTGCTTGGCCGTCTTGCATTATCCTAGGGGTTATATTTGCCCCGCCTGATGGGCCAAGACTCTCCGACCTTTCCGTTATTGTTAGCATCTCACCTTCATTAAACCCTAATGGGCTTTTACGGGTGATACCCCACTCTACAAGGCCTGAAATGCCTCGATTTGAGGTTCTGAGGGCAAATAGGTCTTGCCGTGCGGACACCACAATGTCCTCAAAACTTATACTGAACGTGGGCCTTTGATCCGACCCAGGGCGCGTTGCATTACTTGGGACTGCGCGTGTGGGCCTCCCACCGCCTGCGGGTCTCGTGGGTGCGCTCCAAATGTTCATTATATGCCAATCTGGTTAAATATCACATAACCGCTTAAGGTTAAAGGGGCAACAGGTGCAGCAGACAAACGTAATGCCCAACGCGACAGGCGGGGTGTTATCGCTACTGCATCTGGCGTGTGTACTTTTTCAAATCCAGAATACAAAGTATCCCAACCATATACGCGATGGATCGATTCTGTCCCTGTGGTTACTGTGGTGTTGTTTGTTTCAACTATGGTGGAGGAGGCAATATCGCCTGCGTGCATACCTGATATGGATGCTGTGGAACCGCCCGAGCCGTCCGCGCCACCGGTGTACACTGCTTCTCTCAAAGATAATATTTCGTCAGTGCCAGGTGCTAAAGCAGACACGCGGTAAACACCGAATTCTAAGATAGATAAACTTGAACCTGAAGGTGTGAGAAGTTGAAAAATATCCTGCGCAGCAGATACGACGACATTTTGGAAATTAGCTGAATATACTCTTGACATTTTCACCGCTCCTTGGTGTTTTGTAAAAATGCCAGCTAGCAACACGTAGAAGAGGGAGACAGAGGAGACCACACGCCACTAGCTGGGCAAACCTTAATGTTGTAATAATACCATATTCGTGATGCACTTCACAGAAACTTCACTCGAAAGATGTGATACTTTACACCATCGACACTACTAGGAGCTACAAATCATGTATAACATTAACCTATTTTTCGATATGGTGAAGAACATCGCTATAACAATGCTCATTATCACCATCATCGGATATGTACTACACAAGCCTCTACCTTTACACCATATAGGTGCCGAAAACATACCTATGTCTGTTCTTGAACACCCAGCAACCAATCCGATAATTCGATTATGAAAATAACGTATTCTTCAGTCGTTCGAGCCGGTGATATCGTGTTTTTTAAATCAGACGGCACTTTGCTATCAAGGCTCATATGTTGGGGTTCACAGAGCGAGTATGCCCATGTCGCTGTCGTGTCATATGTTTCCCCAACCGTGGAAGCTCTCCCCAAGCTAACTTTGATAAGGAACATCACTGGGGGTAACCCTCCAATTTTTGAAGAGATAGGGGTGTACAGAGAAAGAGGTAGACTTGTGGTGCGCTTAAAACCTGAATTTCGAAAAACATTAGTGGCCCAGACCCGTGCTGTAACCTATTTAAATAAGTATCCGGTGTGGAAATTGCCTTATGTAGGCCTTCGATCATGGCTGGTTTCGCGGTATCGCATTACACTACCCGAATGGCCAACGGCAGGGGCTAAAATGTGCAGTGAAGACATCGCGCTCTTGTGTGGCCTGAAGGAGAATACGATAAGCCCAGGGTTGTTATTTGAGCTTTTGCGAGCCAAAAACATGATTGAAGATGTGTGAGGTGGTTCACATACTTAGGTTGCAGAAAAACCCTTAAATGCCGTTAACTTAAGTAACAGAGACATTAACCCAGGAGACACAAACATGAACAACTTACTTGATAGCTTAGACCTTAATGTAGAACTTAACGATGATATTTTTGATCTGGCTCCTGTAAGCCTCGGTCTTCTAGGTAACAATGACCTTAACCTCGAGTTAGTAGCTACCGAAGAGAGCACTGAAGTATCAAGTTGCGCTAAAGCAGTTTATAACCTTGGTAACACTCTATCTACATACGATTGGAGCTAAGCCCTAATTGCCCATACTGACTTACAGCGTGGGCAATTGGTAACTGAAAACTACCTAAGTCCTTGAAAACTAAACGAATAATGGTTGCCATCTTTACTTGAGAAGTCACCACCCCATGCACATTCGGGTTCCATTGACTTCCAATATTCTCCAATCTCCGCATGGTCTTCTGTTCTAGGAAGCCATTTTCCATTTCTAAATAGGTTAAGGTCAACAGCCAGGCGCTGCTTATGGTTGCTCTTGCTTGAGCCATATGACCCAGGCTTGCGAGTGCCCATCAACCCAAACACGCGTGGATCACGATACGCGTCGCCAAAGGTTACTTCGTATCCCTGCTCATTTACCCATACAATAAACTTCGCTAGTGTCAACGCGAATTTACGCTGTGTGTTACCCAGTGTTGGTCTTTTGTGTGACATTTCATAGTCCCTCTGGTTGCATTTCTAAATCCGCTAGGGAAACCCCTAACAGTCCACGTATGTCGTTTATCGCTTTATCGTCGAATCCCATGGGTGCGCCTGCTAGTGCAAGATCGCGCAGCGCCCCTGTGATCTGTTCAATATCCCTAAACTGTACTGCCTCAGTTACCAGCTTGGGTGCCAATTGGTTGTTGATACCATTCAGCTCAAGTATCGGCTTTATTAAATCCTTTGACACGCTGGTTGATATCTCACCCAATACAGAGTCGATAATCAGGAAGAAGTTCTGTGACTTATCACGACTAAGAGCCTGTGTGCCCGCACCTTCACCCCCTAATAAAAGCTGCTCTACCCCTAATACTCTGGCCATCTCATGGTTCAAACGGGAGATCGTCGTGTGGATTTCTTTCTGTCCTGTTGAGCCACTTTTCAAAAGCTCAATGCCCCACTTTTTGTTTGCTGATGGGTTCATGGCTGTGTTTTGGGATTTATACGTATCCGAGTCGATGACCATACCAAGTTTGGGGTTTTTAACATGTGATTTTACAAAATCCTGTAGGGGCTTGAGTATACGCATAGCATCGGCGGCTGTTATTTCACCCTTATTAACCATAGCTGCAAGCGCGGTAAGTGGCGCTGTCGCTACAGGAATTCCCCTAAGATCCGTTTCAAAACCGAAGCCTTCGAGTTGTTCATACCGCTGTAATTTGTCTGCTGGGCCTACCAAATGGCGAAAGAGTCCAGAGCCAATAGGTGAATCAGATAACGAGTCATCAACTAGGTACATTATCTTACCTCTAGGCAATACTACCTCTCGGCCTGTTTGTGCTATTCGCTGTTCTACCGCTTCTAGGTGCCCATGTTCGTCTACGTGCCACCGTTCAAGTGTGTGCTGCGGGCGCAATTGGATATCCTTAAATACAATGTCTCCATTGTCGGCTTTCATCGCCGTCCACTCTTGCACGCTATGGCCATGGAACCGGTACATCGCGGCGTTACGCACTACTTTAGCCCAAGGTGTGTCCATATTCATTAGTGATGTTTCTATTAACTCAGCCACGCGTTCGGCCTCGATGGACTCGTCAACAGGAACAACAGACCATTTCGCCTTTGATACTAAATTGAGAAAATACCGAACTCCGGCGGATACGATAGGGACGTTAGTAACAATATTGTTATATGTTATATATCGTTGTGTGCCTGCGAGGTTTACATTCTTTTCATTATCCGCAATGAACCCATTGAAGTTTTGGAATCCAGGTGCCCCTAGAGTACCGATAGGGTCAAAATCATTATCCATAATCATTGTAATCCTTGTTAAACGCCATGGGTACGTCAAACTGCCCACCTGTTATCTGCTCATCGCTGTCCATCAACATATCCTCTATTGCGTCCATCGTGGGGTCTATTTGATCGTCGTTATCACCGCCTCCTTGAGGGGTAAAATCCTTAAATTCAGCTTTATACGCCATTACCCATTCTGCAAACATAGGTATATGGACATTGCCTACCGCTATCTGTGGCACTATATCATAAGCTCTGGATATCTTATCCCGTGACCTGGGAATGCCTTTTATAGGTATCTTTGTATTGCGTTTTATAGACTGTATTAAACCAGTGCCACTGCTTTTGTCCTCTACTTTGACCACTGTAACACGTATACTATGCTGTTTACATCGTGCTTTTGACTGCGCCCAGAAGTCCACCAAGGCTTGTTCCAGCTCGGGCGCTTCAAGTTTGCCCCTAAATTGCTCTATTAAAAATATCCCTTTTGAAGGAGAGTAAGCCCATAGTTGAAACACCGTGTAATCATTATGCTCCCCTGTTTTCTGTGCGGTATCGCAGTACACCCTTGCATAGGCCAAGTCCTTAGGTAAGACCGTCCATAGCTGCCACCACTCTGTTTTAAATATCCCACCTTGCTCATAAGCAGGGGCTTGTGCGTATTGGGATTTAAAAGTGTACGGATCTGCAATACTCATTTGCTCAAGCTTATCCGCATCATGTTTTAGTGCCCATAACGGGCCAGGTAGCAAGTTATGCTTTATAGGTATACCATGTGTGTACTTAGTGGGATACCACGACTCTATCGGCCCCTCAGGCACCGGAGAGGGCATTAACAAATGGTGCCACTTTTCTCCAGTACCGCCGCGCAGCAAAAACCCACTGGGGTCATCCTCATGCAATCGCTGCATTATTAGGATCATAGGTGTTGTAGCCTCGATGGCCAAGCGGCTTTTGAATGTATTCATGAATCGATTATTTATTTTGCCTCTTGTTACTTTGCGGTAAGCATCGTCAGGCTTAAGTGGGTCATCGAAGATAAATGCACCTTGGAACCCCCCACCGAACCGACCTGCGCGGAACCCTGTTATAGCCCCTCCCGCTGCCGCTGCATATACACCACCGCCTTCTGTTGTGTACCACTTCTTTTTTGCTTTGGAATCGAGTCGTATTTCAACATCGAACAGCTCCTTATATTCCTCAGACATTACGATATCTCTGGTTTTTTGGCTGTTCTCTAATGCGAGATCCGCGCTATAGGTAGCATGAATGAATTTAGCTTTAGGGTTAATGGCCAACCCTTGCGCCATAAAAAGGTTAACTACCATCTCGGTTTTAGTATACCCAGGAGGGACGTTTATTATTAACCGTGTTATTTCGCCAGTTAACACCCTTTGTAGCGTATCCGCTATCACTACATGGTGGGGGTTAAGTATAAATGTGCTGGCTTCTTTCGTTTTAAAAAAGTACTGTGAAAACCCTAATGTACTGTTGAGGCATAAATGTTTTAGCAACCTTTTATTCATCTCCGGCCACCATAATCCCTTTTGAACTCACGCTTGAATTTGCGAACTTCCTTAGCGGTTAGCTCTGTTGGCTTACTATTCAATATATGAGTCGTTTCTTGGGCAACCTGTTTTTTCTTGGGGTGTATATATTCGATGATCTGTTTAGCAGCGGCGTGCGAATGATCTAACGACACAGGCAACCGTTCACCTAATGAGAGTATTGTTTCCAATAACTGTTGGTACTCATCAAGAGGAGGTGCTTCATCCCCATACTTACCTATAAGGGTTTGTGCGAGGAGGTAGGCAGGGGAGGCGTTACGAGGGTCTGTACCGGACATAACCTGGGCGAGAAAGTGCAAAGGATCAGGAGTACCCAAATCTTTACATATCGTTTTAATGCGCTCATCCAGCGTTACTTCGTCCATACCCATCCTTAGTTGTAACGCTATCATACCATAAGTATAAAACATATAAAATCCCTAACACATATTTTAAAGTTAAACAACCCCTCCCCATTTTTCTGAGGTGCATTTTGCTTTTTTGAAAAATGTGTTTTTTGAAAAATGTTTTTTGAAAAATGTGTTTTGAAACGTGTTTTTTAACCTGAAATTACACTTTTCAAAAAACGTAATTTTTAGTAAAAAACACGTCATTTTGCTCGAAAACAGGCGTTTTTTAAAAAAAAACACGTTATTTACTTTAGATTCCAATGGTTTACGTGATTTCCCCAAAAAATCTTGTATTTCGCCTTTTTTTTTCCGCTGTAAGTTATTGATCCTAGGTGAAACACGAAAAAATGATGATAGTGTCGGACTAAGTGTCGGTTTTACTGTTTTATATATATATTAATAACTTAGGTCGCCTTTTTTGGTAAAACCAGACACTACATTTCAAACCCCC